GTGATTGCTAATGTTGCACCTGTAGATACCACCGTAGCATCAGCCGTAACTGTATACACTTTCTCTACACCATTAATTTTAAAAGTGTCACCAACTCTAGGAATGGATGTCAATCCATCTACAGCTAATGAACTTCCTGTTTGCCCTGCACCATTAACTAATACAGTACCAAACGATGGGGTATTAATTAATGACCATGTTGTGCCAGTAGAAGAATATATATTATTGTTTCTAAACGCAAGCACTGAACTTTCTAAAACAGCTAGTCCATTAATCAGACCAGTATGTGTGGTAAATGTAACTGCTGCTTTATCGGCAGGGCTGCTAGCAAGAGATGATGTTAATGTAAGTGTTGCATTTTTACTTGAGCTATTATATGAAACGCTTTGAACTGTGTATGTACCAGCAACACCAGCAATAGTAAAAGTATCATTAGCAACAGGTGATATAAACAAATTTGAAATTGTTAATGCTGTTCCTGTTTGACCACTTCCTTGAACTAAAGGAGCACCGTAAGCAGGAACAAACGATGTCGAATACTTTGCATATCCTTCAATGCGTCTATAACCACCGCTAATAGCAGGTTCAAAGTTTCTTAATATACGAGCACTACCCGGTGCTTGCACACCCTGCTGCAATGGAGAAAGATTGGTAATAAGACCACCCTTAAATTGAAAAGGAAAGGTCAGCCATGCGTCAGCCATTATCTAATCCTATCACCAAAGCCAGTTGACTTAGATGGAGTAATTACACCTGATCGCATATAAATGTATCTATTGACAAGCATTGTACGCATACGCTTTACACCCTCTTCAAACTTTGATTTAGATAAAGTAGCTGATTGTTCATTACCTCTAAACATATATGCATAGAACATTGCACCATCAACAATTACATGTTTGAATCGTTCAGGTATTGTAGGATATGTATCATACGTACTTAGATCATCAGGAATTTTATAATACTCATATACCAATGTATATGCTTTGTCTGGTGAATTTACAATACCATATTGCAAGCTTGGTGCATGAAATACATATTGTGGAAGTTTGCTTTGGCTACCAGTTGTGTCATACTCTTGATCAATAAAACGATCTAGATAATCTTCGTATGAAATAACTGTAAGCTTTTGAGTTTGATTACCCAACCCTGTGTCTTGTTTAATTCTAAAAGAATCAAAGTCAATGGTGTTGGCATCTGCAGGGAATGAATAACGAATAGTGTTAGCAGTCAACACTTGTTCTTTAAACACATGGTTGAATGACCATTCGTAATGGTTGTGATAGATATCACGGATGGCTGAGTTTACAGCATCCTTGTTGTGAGCATAGAAGCCAGAGGCTGTGGCAAATGTGGTAGATGTAAGCTCAACTTCGTTAAGCCTTCTATTAACCTCATTAACTAATTCAAGATAGTTGTACGCCATTGTATACTCTTATTGTGAAAACGCTCTATGACGGAGCACATAAAAGAAAAGGGAAGACCCTTGTGGAGCCTTCCCTTTCTGTGTAGGTTAGCTTTTAAGCCAACTGTTCACGGTCAACGGAAGCTGGACCAACCTTGTCTTGTGCGTCAACGAGGACAGCAAAGACACGGATAGAACCAACACTCAGTGTTGTGGTTTCAGTAACCAACAGCAAGTCCAATGTATCAGCAGATTGTGACACGATTGGATAACCAGCAGTAGCAGGAGTTGCGTAAGTGCCAACAGCAGTAGAGCCAGTTACAGCGAAAGCTGAAACATAAGCAGCAGCAGTGACACCAGTAACACCTAAGCTAACTGTACAGCTACCAGTGACAGTACCAGTAACTTCAAAGCCAGCAGCCAACACAATAGATTGTGCAGGAATTTGCAGAGCTTCAATTACGTCAGCAGCAGCAAGTGCGCTACCTTTTGCAGTTACAGCAGCAGCCAAGCTGATGGTGTTTTCCACCACATAAGGCATGTTGCGAACACTACGGCTAGGGTGTGTAGCTGCGCCAACAGCATTAGAGAGAGTTGTAATAGTTGCCATTAATTTTCCCCTTAAGCAGCGTTATACTTAGCAGTGGCGATGCTTTCAGGACGTAAAATCTTACGACCATAAAGGTGCATACCACGCACGATGTCAGCAAAACTATCTGGATCACGATAGGTTTCTGTCTTAGTGATTTGCTGAGCAGCAGCAACAGCAGAGTCATGACCAGCAACGAGTATACCGTAGTTGCTGTTCTGGTTAGCAGTACCAGTAGTGCCAGCACCAGTACCAATCTTTGGCAAGTTGTTAGACACATAGATGCGGAAACCGTGGAGGTTGTTAATAACCAAACCGTTTTGCAAGCCAGAGCCACCGAAGTCACTGTTCAACAAACGGCTGTCTTCGTCTTTCAACAACTCAACAAACACGGGATCAACAACCAACCAACGACCGTTGCTGTCAACAAACTGTTGATCTAACAAACGACCCATACGAGCAATCACCATCAATGGAGAAGCTGTAGCGGTAGGCAATGCAGTAGCACCGGGCAAACGGGCAGCTACAGGGATCGAATGATCGCCAGCAGAAGCAGTAGTGATGTTACCGAAGCTACTCTTAATTAGCTTCATAGAACTTAACAACTCATCAGAACCAGCTTCTGACAATGCTTTAGTTCCGGGGAAAGTTGTACGGGCTGTACCAGCATTTGCATGCTTAGTAGCTTGTGAGAAGCCAGACAAATAACCTAACACGTCTTGGTCATACTGGTCACGCAAGCGATATGCTGCACGATCAGAAGCCATTTGCATGAAGTTCACATGTGAATGTGCAGCTTCGATATCGTCAATCTTGAATGCGAAGTAGTTCGCTTGGTCAACGACCAAGGTGAAATCTTCATCGTTCAGGTCTTGAGCGGTGATTTGAGTACCACGTGCATAGTTCTGCACTGACACTTCTGGTTCTTTGATAATCTTAACGCTGTCACCCATGTTGGCGATTTCACCAAAATAGTCATTGTTGGTGATAGCTTCAGCGGTTGAAGACTTACGGAAAGCAAGTTGTACTTGTTTGGAATAGATTACTGGGCTAAAATTACCATTAGGTAAATTGCCGTAACCCGTAGCTTTTGGAAATGCCATGAGATTCTCCTATAGATATATAAGGCATATAATTAAATACGCTTCACACTTCTACAGAGGCTGACATTATTAGGTGTGTTATGCATATGATCGCCATCAAGAGCATAACAGGCTGACAATGGAACAGGTTGTTCTGTTAGATTACTGTTTGCGTTACAAATTTTAGAGTTTAAAACCTTGCGAAGGGTTTTAGTTTTACTAAAAAGCAAGACTGAATACTCAATCTTGCCTCTAGTTATAACACTTTTTTAAGGTGTGTCAACACTTATCGTGCGCTACCACTGACATCGTATACAAATTTACCAGAACGCATAGACTTTTCAATTGCTTCTTGGTTAGCTTCATACTGCTGGATAGACATTTTATTCACCTGAGATTCATAAAAAGTACCATCAGCATCGTCATTTGATGGGGCAGAACTAGAGTTTCTCACTCCAACACTGGTAGCTGCATCCTTGTCTGAACGTGTTTTTCTTTTATTTAAACCTTTATCAGCTTTATATAAATCGATAGCACGTGATGCAGAAACAAAGTCTGTGTCGTTTTCATACAAAGCCTGTTGAATCCACTTAGGTTGAGCTTCAACCCACTCATGGAATTCATCACTGTCCCTAATCTTCTCAAAGTCTGGGTGGAGCTTTGTAAGTTCCAGTTCAGCTTTCTCACGGGCAGTGTTTTGTTCACGCTCATCTAAAGACTTAAAGCGCTTTTCAAACTCTGAGGTTTGTTCTTTAGCTTTTTTAATTGCAATGGTTTCAACAATCTTAGCCACATCAGGATACTGTGCAGCCCATGCTGACAATTCATCTTCACTCTTTGGAAGTTGAATTTGATTTGAGGTGCTCTTCTCAAGCTGTTCTCTCAAGTCATCAATTTGTTTTTGTAGACCAGACTCTTTTTGCTGGCTATGTCTGCGAAGATCGCCATAGCGTTTTTTAAATGTACGCTCTTCAGCATTAAGGTTTGAGTCATCTTCACTATCTGCTGACTCAGCTTTCTTTTCCTCAGAAGGCTCAGCATTTAAAAGCTGCTTAAGTTCTTCTTCATCCTTCTGGATACGCTCTTCATTTGCATTACGCTTACCAAACGCAGAAAAAGCTTTCACTTCTGCCTTCTGTTCTAAAACAACTTCTGTCATATTTACCTTTTAAGTTGGGGCTATCTGTTGCCGTCAATACGGGGAGAGAGGTAGCCAAGCGGGACAAGTCCCTATGATGGGTATATTATTAAGTACCAACCAGCCCATCACTGGTTACAGTATTCTATTTCTTTTTACGTTTCTTTGCAAGCCCACCAGCAAACATTTTAGTTTCTTCTAAACCACTAGCAATCATAGCTGGCTGAGCCATTGTCTCTTCTTGTTTATTGAAACCCATAGGTATATCTATGATGGGGTTTCCGTTACTCATAGGTACATAAATCTTTTGACCAGCTTGATTTACATATGTATCTGTCTTAGCTTGCGTAGCATCAGGTGTTCCACCATAAGCAAAGGCTTGTTCTGTACTACCAGTTTCTGCCAACGCCATATCCACTTCGCTACCAAAGTCTGGTGCAGGTGCAGCAGCAGGGGCAGCAGGTGCGCTGTATAGAGCTTCAGGATTGCTCACTTGATCAGCATTACCCATCTGACCAATATCATTCATCTTTTGCAAACCCATCTTAGCTTCATCACGCATAGCCATGAGCTTTTGCAAACCAAAATAACGTACTACGTCAGCAGGAAAAATGAACTCACCTTCACTAAGCTTAGCGTCAATGTCATCTCTCACTTCTTCCTTCATAGCACCGGGAGGTACAGCATTACCACTCACTGGATCGACAGTGCCGCCTTCTTGCATTACACCGCCTTCGGCTAATATTCTTTGTGTTTGTTTCATTACCTGTCCTCCTGTTGCCATCTTTGGTTTTTTTGATTCTTCATACTGTTCTTTTGTAACACCTTTTTCATCTGGATTTTCACCAGTTTCTCGCATGTAATATTCTTTCCACGCAGTAGGATGATCTTTTGATTTTAACATTTCTCCAGTTTCAGGAACAGAAGATAACCAATGATATTTATCATTATCATATTTATCTTTTTCTGGACGAATACCTGCTTTCCATGCAGCACGATAATTATAATCTGATGTATTTAAATCAGGCTCTTCTTTATATTCTTTAACATATTCCTTAAACCACTCAGTTGATCTAATACCTTTTTGAAATTCAATTTCTTCTTTTTCAGAATCATTTTGTTTGGGCATTTATTTCATCCTTAAGTTTCTTAAGTTGTCTTAGTTTAATTATTGCACCCTGTGCTTGAAAGATTTCTTTTAACTCACTAGCTTGTTCAAGCTTACGTTGTTCTTGTTCAATATAAAAATCAATCATTTCACAAAACCCATCCCACTGTAGCGTATTATGAACAATTGGCTTTAGTTTTGCTAAGAATGGCTTACTATCTGTCATTGTGGTGGCATTCCTTGTGGAGGTTGAGCAGCACCGCTAAAGCCCTGTTCACCCGGAACAGGAGCAGCACCAACACCAATGTTACCACCACCACCGCCTGACATATCTGCTACACCGGGAGGACCACCTACGCCCTGTGGCGGCAATCCACCAGCAGGAGCAGCAGGTTGTGGAGCCAATGCTGCTTGACGCATAGCTTCATCCATATTGTTTGTCACCTTGTCAGGATCAAGATCCATACTCTTAGCAATTTCACGCACAATGTATGGCATCTTAGCAAATGGCATCAACACTGGGTTACTAACAATCTGCAAGAACTGCATCAATCGTTGGCTTCTCACTTCATTAGCCATCAAGCTTTCTGTACCACGTGCATTAACTTCTAAGTCACCACGAATGCTTGGATCAAAATCAAACTGCATATTGAAGTTGAAGAATGCTGTACCTAAAGGTCCAAGCAAGTAATCATCCAAGTTCTTTACAACAGTTTTAATGCTACCGCTAGCAGCATTCATCAGCATACTAATGCCTGAGGCTGTACGACCAACACCAGATACACCTGTCTGTCCATGTGAGAACGATGGCAACCCTGTAGACTCATCCGCAAGTTGACGTGCTTTATCAAACAGTTGCAAATTCTCATTTGCTACGTTAGGAAACTTAGTTCCAAACAATGCTTGACCGGGAGCGCCACCTTGCCTACGGAATATCTTTCCGGGATAGACAGACAAGTCTTGACCCGGAACAAGGTTGGTTTCGTCAACTTCAAATACAAGGTTGCCAGAAAGAACCGCATTGTCTACCGCCATACGCATAAAACCATTCATAAGGGTTTGAGTATCGTCCATGTTTTCAGCGATACCTACACCTGCTAGAGAGTAAGGGTTAAGTTCATATGGGACAGCATAATACGGAATCTTTGCTGGCTTAAACGGGTTGAGCACAAGTCTAATAATTTTGTTGTTACAAAACCAAATGTTTGCTTGCAACTCACCCATCTCTTCAAGTTCTTTAGGGATGACGATGTCTTCATCTTTTAACATCTCAACGTCAATGTTTCCCCAATACTCTAATACTTCAAATCTTTCAATACCTGCATTTGGTGCATAGTCTTTTAAAGTGTCTTCCCAATACTTCTTAGTATAAGTTTCACCTTCTTTTAACACACCATCAATTACATTCTTACGGAAGAGTGGACGATTCTTCAAAGCACGTAGCTGTGTACGGCTCATCTTATGGCGTTCAATTACATATTGAACATTCTCTGTATTGTTACCGTCTGGGTCCCAATAAAAGTTCCATAGAGAAACATGAGAAGCTTCAGGAACTGTTTTAATTGTTGGCTTATATGTTCCATCTTCTGCCCAATCTGGGTACTCTTTGTCCACAGCAAAGGGACCTTTCATCACACCAGTACCAAACAACGCCATTTCAAACGCAGTGGAACGCAAATGCTTCGTAGCACCTGACTCATCCAACTGGTCATGTATCTTCTTCTCCATCTTCTTTGCAGCCACCATAGCAGGGCTAAATGTTGCAGACGATGGTGTGACTCCCGGACCTTCTTTAACGTCAGGTAGGTCTTTTAAAAGCTCTTTCATTGCACCAAAGCGTTCTTCCAACTTTTCTAAGTCAAAGTCTTCTGGTTTGCTTAAATCATTCTCTGGAGATGGTGGCTCTTTAGGATCAATGTGTACAGATTCAACAACGCCCTCAGGCAACACTGTTGGATCAATGCTTAATGGAAATTTATTGTTAGAGAACAACACTTCAATGAGTTGACCATAGGCAGCTAGAGTTTTAGTCTTAGTAACTTTGATGAATACACGTGACTTTTCATTTTCAGTGAACTGAACATCAGGACCATACAAACCACGATAGTTTCTATAAGCACGAAGCCAACGTACCTCATCAATCTTTCTAGATTCTTCAGAACGTGTGAAGCGTTCATAAACAAAGTTGGAAATAAGATCTCCACCAAAAGTATCTTCTGCATTTTTGGGACCATCTTCAAGAGACAAGCTCTTCTCGCCTAACATTTGTGATTTATTTGTAGCCATTAATTACCTTAATACCCAAAAACTGGGTCAGAAACTTTCATACCTGTTGACTTACTGTTGTTTGGATCATAGTCAAACAAACTACTTCTAGGTCTTGTCATAATACCATACCGAATTGCATCATATAGATGATCTTCTGCCTTAGTATCGATGTCTTCAGGATTTCTTTTATCCAATGGAATGATTGGAAGCTGTGCAATTGTGTTTACGCAGTTACTTGTTATAACCAATCTAGGCATTTCTGTAAATGGATCCACTTGCAATCGCCTGTGCATCTCATTCTTACCAGACACCCTACTTCCAGCACTTCTATCTGAAGGTCGCCAACGGCAACCCTCCATAATCATCTGTTCTGCCAGCGAAGGACCAGTGTCACCACGCTTATGCCAACAACTACTGTCCAATACACCGTAGCGTATCAGCCCATCATCAGCTTCTGCCCTCAATATCAGGTGTGCTAGGTCTTTAGCCAACACTTTGCTAACATAAAGCTCACGATAGATGATGAGTTGTTCACTAGGAGTGACAGCAAACCACACAACTGCAGAGAAACTACCATATCCGTAGTCACACGCTCTAAACTTTGTCCAACTCTTCGGTATATCAAAGGAATCAATGACATGTTTTGTCCTATCAAACTCAGAAAACGCTGCACCCTCTGCAATATCCCAGTTTCCTTCGAGCAATTGCTTACGTTGGTGCTCAGGTAGAGACAACAACATGGTTTCATAGTCACCACCATCAGCTAAGTAGGGGTTATCCGACAACATAGCAGGTATAAACCTGCGTTTAAACAGAGGAACACCCTCTTTACTGTGTCCTTTAGGATACACCAGCGTCTGACCAGAGTCTAAGTCTGTAGCCCAGAACGCTTTTCCTGCGGGTGATGGGTCAATAAACATCTTCTTAACCCAAGAATGCCCCGGACCACCCGGATTTGTCGTGGCTCTCATAAAAATTGGTAGGTCTGGCGCTGATGTACGCAAACGTGAACGCATATAGTTCCACGCAAACGGTGTGTGCCATTGCGTCAACTCATCAAAACCAATCCAACTAAACGCCAAACCTTGATACCGAAGCACATCTTCGTCCCTGTCTAGGTATGACATCCAAAGTCTTGCACCAGAAGGTGCTTGCCATTGCATCTTTCTCTCTGACCACTTAATGCCGGGATATATCTTTGGATACATCTCTTGGCTTTTCCAGATGAGTTCACGCAATTCCTCTGTGGTGTGTCGTAACAACAACCCAGAATATTGTGGATGACCCATATAACGTAACGGATCAGCCAACATAGCATAACTTTTACCACCACCAGCAGCACCACCATACAACACCTCACGCTCTGCAGCAGCAAGGAAGAACGTC